TTTCCGTGTCGGCCAGTTTTTGGGCGGCTTCAAAGATCGCGAACAGGCCGCCTTGGTTGTTTTCTATCTGGTAGACCTGAAAGACGCTGCCCACAGGCTCGTCCCCGGTATCGAGCCACACTTTGTTCGGTCGGAGCGCCCAAGATCCATCCTGCGGGACCACGGAGCGCTTTTTCATCACGATCTGCGGACCGGCCGACACTGCAGCGTTGTCCATCATCATCCGCCACGAGGCGTTAACCACTTTCTGTGGCTGGCGCATCAGGTACGGGATACCAAAACCGAATATGCTGGAATCGTCTTTTTCCCAATTAAACACGCTGTACGGCAGGTCGCCGGATTCCAGGGGATTGATGGCGGCCTTAATGACGTGCCCGCCGACCATCAGCACGCAGCCCGTGTACTCAACCAGCACATCATCGTCGATGTCTTCGCAGCCGCACGCCTTTAGCTCGTCTTTATCCAGCGGTCCCCAGTATTCCCACAGCTCGTATTTTCTGTCGTTGGTGACCGTATCCACACCCGTAATGGCGCGCAGCTCCTGGCGACGGTCGTTTGAGATGTAGTGACTGCCATCGCTTTCGAGGGCTCGGCGTAGCTGGCCTTCAATAACGCCCGGCAAGTCGGCTAGTTCTCGCAGCTGCTTGCGGTTGAGCAGTTTGCGCTCAAACCAGAACTCGGCCTCTGCTGCGCTGGAGGCGGACATATCAGGGAAAACATCCCAGGGGTCCACCCGCTCAAGCCCTGCGCGCAGCTCGTCCTGTACTTCAATCGTGCTTTGGCCTGTTTGCGGGTCAGTGATCCAGGCCCTGCGGGTGCGGTTGACGACCTTCGGCCCCTTGAGCACGCCGAGGCCCAGCTTGCACGCATCTTCAATAACGTCGCGGGCATGGGCGTTGTAGTTGGCCTCTGCAAAATCATCCTCAATTTGCTGCTGCATCTGTCGAGCGGCTTCATCAGCCTGCTGTTTGGGCTCATTCTTTTCGGCTTGCGCCCCTTGCCCCATAACCTGCATAGCCTTGGCATGGGTTTCAGGGTCCATCGACTGGTGCGACTCGGGCATACCGTTCACCATGCCCTGGCCATGCATTAGCGGATCACCCTGCTGCTGCATATCCGCCTGCATTGGCGCGCTGTTGGTCGCGCTCATCGCCGGGACGGGTGTGCTTTTGATTCCAAAATTCGTGTCGTCATTCGGCAGCAGCATATCGCTCATGCGCGCGATGCCGGCGCGGGTTTTGTTGCGCGTGATATTGACAAAAACCTGGGAGCTGCTGTTGTAACTCATCCGTTTTGTTTCTTCCGGTGTGTACTCACCGTGGTATTGGCGCAGATCCTCCAGCCACCGGGTTTCGATCATCTGACGCCCAGCTACCTGCTCTTGTGCTAATCGATCGAGCTTGGAGCCCAGCATGTTGAGGTTTTCTTCCTGCAGAATCCGCTCTTCTTCCGATGTCTCTTCGGCGTAGTCCATATTAGTATCCTGCAATTGGGTCGCCTGGTAAGTAGCTGCTAATCGAGTTTTCAGCAGGGCGTGTGACAGCGACTGAAACCTTCATCACTCCGTAGCGCATAGCATCCATGAGGTGGTCGTTTTTCTTCACGACTCGGCCCTTCTCATCACGCCGGTACAATCGGATTTCACTCAGAGTGTGCTGCAGGGTTCTGAAAATCTTGAGTCGACCCGTTGAAAGGCGGTCTAGCGTTTCCAACAACCCTGATTCAATGGACTTGTTGGCCTTGTGAAGAATTAATCCCTCAGCGATGTACAGCTTCCACAGGTCTTTTCCATCAATCTGGGACCGACCGCGCGCTGCGGTATCAATAACCCCAGGTATCCATTTGCCTCGCAGTTGAATGCCCTTTGAATGTATCGGTGGCTCAGCTTCGCCCCGGTAATGCTCGGAGTAAGCGTAAATGATGTCGGTGTCGCGATCGTGAGCAATCCAGATAGCGGCGGTTTTATTCCAGCCAACATCCATGCCGTACATGCGCGGGAACCAGGGCGGGATCTGGAAGGGATCAATAACAAAATCTTCTTCGGGCACTGGGTATATCGCGCCGGCGCCAAGGCTTGGGTTGCCGTTCATCCGTGCGTCAACCAGATGTGGGCTGATGCTTTTTGCCATATCATCGATGTCCGTCTGCTTGAGGTGTGGGACGTGTGACCAGCCGGCTTGCACAACGTATCGACTCACTATTTACCTATGACGAAGGTTGCTCCGGCAATCTTCATTTCGTCACCGGTGCGAGATTTTGGATAGATATGCCGAGCAATGTTCAGGGACAGCATGCCCCGCTTAATTTTTCTTTCTGCAACCAGGTCAGTGAGCTTGCGCAACACCAAAGAATTGCAGGTGTCGGCCGGTACGTTCACTTTGGTTTCTGGCCGTTGGATGCTAGTCATAAGGGAACCTGCTCGTGTCTTGCTTCCAGAAAATCAATAACCAGCTCGGTGAGGCCCGCCAGTGGCGTGAAAGTGATTGCCACTAAACCCTGAGTAGTCATCGTTCGGATGAGGGCTTCGTCGTACACGTTTTTTGGAACTTCTTCATCCAGCCAGATGAAATCCTGCTCAGTGCCTTGAAAGATCTTCCGGCCCTGTTCGTAGCTGCGTAACATCAAGCGACTTGTACCGCCGCTTGTGTGCTCAACGGTAATGCCTTCGTAAAGGTTGGCAACGCCTCGTGCTGGGGTCGGCTTGCCCAGCTTATCGCCAGGCAGTAGGCCGGAACCGAACTCCGGGGTACCCCAAAGACCGCCAAGCAGCTTGTTCTGAATAATGTCTCGCGTGGTTGTGCTGGTGTCGCCTGCAGCAAGGCACTGCACTGGCCTGTCAAAGCGGTGGCCTTCCCACCAAACCGGATACTCACCCGTCATGTGGTAGGTCAGCTCACAACCACCCGCCACGGTCTTGCCAACCCGGTTCGCGGCCATAAACAGCCGTTCCCGGTGAAGGCTGCCGGCCCGGAAAAACTCAAGGTGCTTTGGGTACAGCTCGCGCCGGTAAGGCCCGGTGTCTGGAAAAAGCTGCTTGATGAGGGTGTAGCGCCTGCGTCTGGCCTTTTCCTCCAGCGCCTTTAGTAGCTCCCGCTTGGCGCTGTCACTTTCCATTCCCTACCTGCTTGCTTAGCTCGGCAATGCGGGCGTCAAGGTCATCGTCTGCCAGTGCTCGCTCTGGGCCCTGCTCGGGGTTGTCGTCATCCATGCCGAACGCTTGGCGCTCCAGCTTTATACATTTACCAAGGGCGTCAACGCCGGAATTGAGCGAGCGAGCAAACTCGTTGTGGTTTTCCTCGTCCACGGTCATGCCTGAAAGCGTGACGGCCAGCTTGGTTGAAATGCCCTGCCACTTGGAAATAAGGGTTCGATGACCCCTGACAACCTGGGCGATTTCATCCGATGCAGAATCAATAATGTCGGAGTCGGTACGAATGCCAGAGTCCGTACCAGTAGTTCGTACCAACTTCGACTTAACCGCACTACGAACGCTGCCGCTTAGGTCTCTCTGCCAGCCGTCGCGCTTGGCTCGCTTCCTGATTGCTCCCTCAGTAATGCCGTGCTCTTTGGCAATAGCCATAACGCTTTTTATGCCAGCGCTGAACTTCGCCTCTATCTCATCCCAGTCGTTCTTTGTAGCCATAAATCAGATACGCGGCCCTTGGGCGGCGCCTCCTTTGAATAGGTGCCGGGCGTCTCACGACGTGCCATCGGTGGTTGGCGGTGCCTCACGGCATGGCCTGGGCGGCGTCTCTCGACGGGGCCAAAAGGTTTACTGGTTGGATCTCTCTTGATAGTTGCGGGCCTCAGTAAGCCGCTTGTTCGCTTGCCGTATCGCTTCCACCATTCGGCTCTCCCACTCCAGCGCATCGCGCTCAGTCGGCCCAGTCAGGAACGGCACGTCAATATCGCTAATCAGCCGATCCGGTATCGCCACACATTGCTGCACGGGCGGCGGGGTCGATATAGCCGGCGAGGCACAGGCGCTCAATAACAGCGTCAGGCCGGCGGCTGTCAGCCCACTCCCGAACCTCTTCGCTGTCGTTGATAGCATCGCGTAGCCCTGCATTGAGTGCGTTTAATCGGCTTGTGGATTGCTTTGAGGATTCGGATAGGCGCCGGTCAATGGCGTTTAGCTGCGCGGCATTGGCTTTGATTCTTGCTTGCTGGTCTGTCCAGGCTTGCTGCCAGACGGTGTTCGCGACTTCAGCAGTCTCGGCGCGGGATTCGGCAGCGCCTTGATCTTGTTTTGCGTCAAGCAGCAGCCATGTGAGGGTGCCGACGGATGCAACGGCGGCGAAGATCACGCCCAACAAGATGCGAGGGCCAGCGATTTTGGTTAGCAGTTGGGCGATCATTTTCCTTTCATGGCCTCCACTGCATTGCCGCCGTAGTAACAAAGCAGATTCGCAGAGAACACCCAGGCCAGCGTTTGAGCCAGCGGCACAATGTCGGCGCCGATGCTGCCAATTAAGGTCTGGGCGAGGATGATGTAAAGGCCAACCAGACTGGCGTAGGCCATCATTCGGCGATGGAACCACCATTGGTTCGGATTCGGATGTTCAGCGGTCACTTTCAATGACTCGATCCAGCTTGCTCTCAATGCGAAGCATGTAGCCCCGGATCTCGTCAAACTTCTTGTCTGTGCGCACTTGGTCGTCATCTCGCGTAGTTTGCAGATGCTGGATGCTCAGTGCGTTGCTGTTTACTCGGCCGTTTACATCCGAAAAGTAGATGAACAGCGCACCGATAATGGTGACGGTCGAAAGAATGTGAGTGAGGCTGACAGCGCGGCTTATGTGCCACGGCTCTGAACGACTTTGATCGTCGCGGTTTGGGTATGTCATGCTTCACCCTTGGCTGACTTCGGGTGCGTAGACCATGGCAGCTGGTAATGAGGCCCATCTTTCAGGCTCTGCCAGTCACCACCCCACTCAATCGGTATCTCCAGCTCGCCAGATGCCTGCTTCATGGCGTGAGCCATCTTGTGGTACAGCGGCCAATCCCAGCGAATCGTGCCATCTACCCATGCACCAAGGTCAACGGCATGGCCGGTCAAGTGGCGTGAGTTCATGGTCTGGGATGCCCCGGCCTTGAACAGCTCTTTCTGCCGGCTCTCGCTGCGCAAACCTTCCAGCACGGCAAAGTCTACAGTGGTGATTTTGATAGCTCGGCCAACAACGGCAATCAGGTCAGGATGCACGCCGGACAGCCGGTGCAATGATCTTTGGCTTAATCCGAACATACTGACCTCCAGATGATTAGGGTTGCCCGCCAGGTTATGGCGTACCAGTGAGCCCGTTTGGTCGGGGTTGACATAGGCTTGGCGGGCAAAATTCAATAAAAAAAGCCCTCACGTGGAGGGCAAAGGTGCGGGGTAGCAGACCGCTGGGAATAGGGGTGGCCTGCGGGCTGCTTCGGTAACTTTCACTAATTAGCCGATAGGCTACTCCACAATCAGAAAGCTGTCAATATATACTGGCTGGATGGATTAACAGTTAAATAAATCAGTTTTGTGTGTAGATAACTGTTGCAGGGTTTAGTTATGTGTGTATAATAGTATCCATAGAGTAACAACAACCCAGAAAAAGGAAATCACCATGACCACATTAACTATCAATACCCGCGACCACGGAACCGTTGAATTTTTCATG